ACAAACCGAATATCAAGGGTGGGATGCTGCTTCTTTACCAACAGATGTTTCTTTCTGTCTGCTGCAACAAACCTACCCTTTGATTCAATTATGATACCATTAGGTAGTTCAAAGTCAGGTGTGTAAGTTCTAGTCTCATTAACCTCATACTTGATCTTAAACTCCTCGTACTTAAAGGCCACTGAGAGGCCCTTAAGCTGTTCTGAGATACGATCCTCAAGGCCAGACCTGTAACCATGCTTCATGCCCCTTGAGGTGGCTCCCACATCTCGTTGTCGTACCGCCTTAGCCATAACAATCTCGCATTTTCTATGATCCTTTCTAGGTCACCATCATAAGCCTTAACGATAACTTCCCATAATTCCTCTTCAGTGTGACAATCTTGCAACAGTTTATCAGCCTTCTTAGGTCCAATACCGTGTAAGCCTACAATATTATCAGCACGGTCACCAGTTAGTATTTGATGGTAGAAGAACTTAGTGCCACCCTTGGGGTCAACTTGTAACCACTCATTCCTACCAAAGTTAAAGTGCCAACAGGGTAGCTGTAGCATGTCCTTATCAATGGAAGCGACCACACAGTTATAGTTAAGTGCAGCCGCCGCCTTAGAGATTAGATCATCAGCTTCCTCCTCGACACTCACAACAGCCTCATACTTGTTAATCATATGATCTCTAGCTGTACCTAAGTGTTTAGGCTTCTCTGTCGCCTTCCTATTACCCTTGTAGGGGTATGACTTAGCAATCTCAAACCTAAAGTTTGTACTGCCTGTCAGGTAAGTCTGGTAGTCCTCAGGTGATGGAAAGGGAAAGTCAACAGTCTCATCAATAATGAAACCCATTAGTTCGTCAACCTTCACTCTCGCATCACTGGGGAGTAAGTCTTGGGTGGCAAAGGCTGCTCTATAAGCTACGATGTCTCCATCAATTAGAACCTTACCTTTGCCCTTCATTTATAGTTCTCCGAAAACGATGTTACCGTCATCCTTCTCAAACCCTACGTCAGTGACGTAATTAAACCCTGCTCCCTGCACACACTGTGTTACGAACTGCGCCAAGGCATACAGGTCTTCAACGTCATCACGGTTTACGTTGAGGCTACCCTCATACCCGTCCGTTTCCTTATCGAAGTAAAAGTCCATAGATACACGCATAATATTATCCTACCATAAACAATTCGTCATCTGCACTTGAGTTGTTATCTTCCCAAGCCACATGATCTGTTACACCAATAGCAATCAAACGTAGACCTGCTCCATTACTATAAGTCTCAAACTGAACCTTAGCCTTAGTCCCGTTACCTAGTGTACCATCGTTATCAAACGACCACCAATCTTTGTTCTCTACTCCGTTAGTTAGGTTAACCACTTTAGGCGCTCCACCGAAGTCTACCTCAGTGGGTTCACCTCGCTTGTTCGTAAAGGTCATAACATGGTCGTGCATACGGGCCAATTTAATGAACTTACCAATACCCAAGTCAGCACCCTCTTTGATACGATCATTGCCCATTGGTTTTGGGTCTAGACCTTCAGCTAGAAGCTGGATAATCTGATCTTCGTCTGTGAAGTAGGCATTAACAACATATTGTCCGTCGTGCTTCATAGCCTTCTTAGCTGCGTTGTTGGTGTCTCCACCCATATCTCGGTTCTCTTCAAATACTTTTGCGTACTCTAGAACCATATCCATTGTGTATTTAGCCATAGTCGGGTCTTCCTTTTATTTAAGCTGCTTTGCAGCACTGGGGTGGTACTATACTATAGGGACATAAATCGTAATCTGTAACAGCATAGTAGGTAATTATTTTGACTTTTCTTGCATTATGTGCTGGGTGTTGCAAAAAAGAATCACTTAGTGGATATCGGCGTATGTTTTACCGAATTGTACATCAGTCCCAAGGGGGACATTCAGTTTTACTTTAGCGTTGAGTAGGACCGCTGCCTCGTGCATTACCGCCTCAACCTTCTCTTCTTCTCCTTCCTTTACTAAAGCTATGATTTCGTCGTGGAACTGGCCCACGCACTTGATGTTGTTCTTACGACAAATAGCTACCCAAGTGTCGAAGCAGAATACGCCAGTACCTTGATTAAGTGTACTAAAACGATCTTTCTCACTGCGTAGGCTATACCAGAAACCTGACACTGGGTTTAGCAACCACATGTGACCGAATAGCTCCCGTGTACGTACATTGCTTGCTACCTTCTCAATGGCCCAATTACGGCTCCAGAAGGCGTCTAGTAGCTTGCTTGCCTCACCCTTAGTCATACCTGTGTTACGTGACAGGGTGGGTGGTTTTACGCCGTAGGTAGCACTGTAGTTTACCACCTTGTAGTTCTTACGTAGAGACTTGAGTGACTGCTCCCCTGAGTTGTGTTTGTCGATGTCAGACTGAGTGATAACACCAGCGTGTTTAGCTAAGTCCAAGTGTGGGTCAAACCCCTCTCTGCTCATCTCCTCTACATAGTCAGGGTCTAGGGGCTTCATATAGTGCCGTTTAGTAGTATCCTCTAGAGATGTCATGTCAGCACCTGCTAGAACGTACCCATCGGGGCAGGTAAGGCACCCACGGATAACGTCACCATAAGGTTTGTCTACACTAGGTAGGTTAACCAGAGGCTTAAAGTGTTTGAAGCGGAACGTATTCGTAAGTCCTGCTACACCAGCCTGTAAGTAACCATCTACGTGACACTCTAGGAAGCTCTTTAGTATCCCCGAACGATGAGTAAGAACAGTAAGACCGTCAAGAAGTTCAACAGCAGTATCAACAGAAGAGAGAACCCTAACACTTTCGCATAGCTCACCATCTTTTCGTACTTGTTCCAGTTTACGTTCATCACCTGTTTTCTTATCCCTTAAGAATTTATATGTACGTGGTTGCCAACCTAAGCTACGCAGCCAGTCCTTAACCTGATCGTTAGAGTTAGGGTTGCCCCGTTCCTCACCAGTCTTAACCACAAAGCCTACTGTTGTTACAGACTGCTTATACTCCTTACAGAGAGCCACCCACTTTTCACCGTGTGAGGATAGCTCTCCATCTTTCTTGTGCATAACCTTTGGCTGGTTAGCCATACGGGTTAGTGTCTTACGTGGCATAGCCTCAGCAAGCTGCTCTACCTTCTCTACCTTAAGAGCCATAATTTCGTCGTAGGCTGCTTGCGCTTTAGGTACGTCTAGCTTCCACTGCATATCTTCTTGCTCACGAGCGCAGTCTAACTTGAACGACAGATAATCAATCAGACGTTCTTTGTCTTCTGGGGTGTCCTTGTACAACTTGTTTAGCTTAAGCTCTAGTGTCTGCCATAGACGGTTGTTGATCTTAACGTCCTCATCACAACGGTGGGCATATTCCTCTGGTGTGAGGCTGTTCCAGTCCTTGATCTCTGGCTTAGGCACCCCATACTCCACACCGTAGCCCTCTAGGCCATGCTTGATCCTGTCGTGGTGTAGGTACCAGCTAAGTGCCAGTGTGTCGATCAGACGTGCCTTTACTTTGATACCAAGTAACTTTTCCACGGCGGGTATGTCGAAGCGGACAATGTTGTGACCCACCAGAGTGCCAGTGTTGAGTAACACATAACGCATCTCATCATAGTCATGGGTATGCTTAACTTCACCCATGTCATTAGACCAAGACAGGACATGAATTTTGGTCATCTCATCTAAAAGACCGTCTGTTTCAATGTCGAATACTGTTGTCATTATTTTCCCCAATCTTTTTCGATGCTACCTTCTTGGATAAGCATAACTTTCATCTTCTTAGCAGTCTTAGATATAGTAGAAGATAAAACCTCATTGCTAATACGAATGACATTAAGGTTTTTATTACCTTCGTTAAACAGTTTTAGAGACCTAGCATATGTGTTCTTACTACCGTTACTCTTAGAAAAGTCGATGCTACCTGTATTCAACTGACGTAGAAATGCTTTTCCCACTGGAGGTAAGTTATCAAAGTCCATAAGAATAAGATTTCTGTACAGGTTAAAAGCGTAATCCTTGTCTGTACCAAATAGTACAGAGGTTACAACAGCGGCTTTTACTGGTGAGGATGAAAAACCTTTACGGTTTATGCCGCAGAACTCGATAAGCTCACCACTCATTTTACCAAGAGAGGAGTTTATTACTGGCTCTAGCTGTGCAGAGCTTAGTGACCCAAAAGAGTTCATCATAAGGCGAGAGCAGAAGTTTACTGTGTCAGCTACTCGTTTGTCCAAGTTGAAAAGATCGCCCGTATTTCGTCGTGCCCCTTGGTCTAGCACTTTGAAAACTTCTTCGTCCGATGTGTAAACCACAAACAAGGGTACAGTTACACCAGACTGAACGACAGCGAGAAGTCGGTGTTGACCGTCCAAAATTCGATTGGTCTTAGTGTAAATAGTTACACCCTGTGGAGATAACTTCCACTCCCCACGAGACATAGCTTTTGCATAGGAGCTTACCACACCCTTTCTGATATTACGGTTTGAAGTGTTAGAGGCGAGAAAAACTTTAGCTAAATCTGGGGTTACCATGATAACTTCAGATCGCATATCAGTCAAAGGTACCACAGTATTATTTGTCACTACCTCGTTTACCTTTTCTTCTGGGAACATTTCTAGTTGGGCTTCATTGTTGAGGGTCATAGTCGGTTCCTTTTTGCGTGATTTGAAAAACATTATTGTACCTCCTTGAGTGTAAACGTATCTGTGCTGAACCGCATCATACCAGCGGCACCTTCCTCAGAACAAGGTCGGTTCT